GGTGACCACTCAGTATCGTCGTCTCGATACCAAAGAGTTCCGCCTCGCGAAAGGTTCTAGCATCGAGCTGTGGAACGTCGACTCGATCTATGACGATACCCTCGATGCACATCCGCTCGTCTTCGCTGAAGGAGCGCACGGTGACGGGCTTGCGCTGATGCAGTGTGGCTTCCAGCGTGTCGTCGCGATCCCCGGGTGGAGCGACAAAAATTTCGAGCCAGATAACTACGAGCCATTCAAGCGCAACGAGGAAGCGATCAAGCGTGCTCGGGTCATCATCGTCGCGCAGCATGCCGATGACGCAGGTGCAGCGATGATGCGGGGCATCGCGAATTTTTTCAACGAGAACGATGTTCGCTATGTGACGTGGCCGAAGGGCTGCAAGGATGCGAACGACACGCTGCTGCAGCATGGACCGGAGGCGGTTGTGCTGGCGGTCAATGGAGCGAAGCAGGTTGATCCACCGGGCGGGATGATCACCGGCTTTACCGATCTGCCGCCGCGAGCGCCGAGAAAGATTTGGCGCATGGATTGGCCTGAGCTTGACAACTTCATCGCGTATCGCTCGCGCGAGATTTCACTACTCACCGGCACGCCGAGTTCTGGCAAGACGACGTGGGCGACGTGGGTCGCGCACCAGCTCGTTCGAGTGAACAACATTCGCGTGGGGCTCTGCTTGTTCGAGACTGAGCCAGCCGAAGTGAAAAACCATCTGCTTCGGCTGCATGGGCACTACGACGACCTCTACGACCGCGACAAGTACGACGGCATCATGGCGAAGCTAGACCGGCATTATCGCATTGTGCATCGCGTCGACGAGGCCGGTCAGGATCACGGCATGAAATGGCTGAAGGGAATGATCCACAAGCTCGCAGCTCGCGATGGATGCAATCTGATCATCATCGATCCGTGGAATGAGATCGAGCACTACCTAGAAAAGGGAGAGAGCATGGCGAACTACGTCAATGTCGCGCTCTCCGAGATGCGGCGGTGGGCAGAGCGCTACGACATTCACATAGAGATCATCGCGCATCCGAAGAAGATGCTGAGCGATGCACCGCCGACTGGATACGACATCGCTGACGCAGCTGGGTTCGCTAACAAGCCGGGGATGGGGTGGTCAGTGCATCTCGCCGACGACGATGACTACGGCGAGCATGTGGTCCTCACGAACTGGAAGGTGCGCAATCGACAGGAGACTGGATGCAAGCCCGGTAAGAAGCATCTCTGGTTCAACGAGACAACGATGGCCTACTCGGTCGCAACGAAGAGAAACAATGGAGGCGAAAAGTGTCTTACTGCAGAGCAGAGCTGATTGGAAACCTCGGTGCTGATCCAGAGATCAGGCACACGCAAGCTGGCAAAGCCATCGCGAACTTGCGCGTGGCGACAAGCGAGCACTGGCGCGACAAGCAGACCGGCGAGCGCAGGGAGCGCACCGAGTGGCACCGCGTCGTGATCTTCAACGATGGTCTTGCGAAGGTGGCCGAGCAGTACCTCAAGAAGGGCAGCAAGGTCTTCCTCGCTGGAGCGATCCAGACACGCAAGTGGACTGATCAGCAGAACATCGAGCGCTACTCCACCGAGATCGTGCTGAACGGGTTCGATGCTAAGCTCGTCATGCTCGACGGAAAGCCGCAGGGAGAGCGCAGCGAATCTGATGACAGCGAGCGACAGCAGCCTGAGCAGCCGAAGAAATCGCTGAAGGACGAACTGGACGATGAAATCCCGTTTTAGCGGAGGCGCATATGCCTACTGACATCTGGACGTGGTGTCTGATCTTCATGCTCTCAGGTCAGAGAGCGATGTTGATCCCGTACTACGACACCGAGGAACTCTGTAACGCGGCGATGGTGCAAATGGTGAGCGACCACCCAACCGCGCTAGTCGATTGTGCTCCGCTTCTGAAGCCTGAGAAGCCTCCGAAGCCAGTAAGGAAGCCTCACCACTACACCCACGCCAAACACTGAGGAGATTTGAAATGTCTGGACTGACATCGATCATCATCGCCGTCGCTGTGCTGCTTGTCGCTTGGTGGATCACCGAGCGCTTCTCGCCCGATCCGCTGATCACCAAGATCGTGCAGGTCATCATTTTCGTGATCGCCCTGGTTCTCGTTCTCAGGCTGGTGCTGCCGATGGCAGGACTGTCGTTCTGATTTGTGAGCCGAGGCAATGGAGCTGGACTTGGCACCAAATAAAAAAACACCACCGGCTTTACCGGGTCGCGAGGCATACGAGGAGGGCGAGCGCACGGTCGACAATCCGTATGCTGCGCTGCCGGACCCTCATCGCGATCCGGCTCTGCCGCCCGAGCCAAAGACGCATGTGGTGACTATCAATACGCGCGAGACTCCGGTCGAGTTCATGTGGGCGCGTGGGCTAATCAGCCACAACGAGAAAGCGATGGCCGACTGGTTTCGGAGATGCTGCGAGGGAGCGCGCGTCGGCGGTGGTGTAATCGATCCGCAGCGCATCAAGGTCGACAGCTCGCCATCAGGCACGGCGGTGACTGAGGCCCTGCTCCAGGCAAATCATAATCTCAAGGAGGCGCGAGATAGGCTTGGGCTCAGCGATTACGATCTGCTGGCGCAGGCCTGCGACGTTGGCAGGTCGCTGGTCGAGATCGCGCACCGCTGGCGCGATCTACCGCCTGGATCGAACGCCGAGCGCAAAATGGTTGCCTATCTTGGTACTCGGGTGCGGGATGCTCTCGCGGTCCTGGTGGCGTGGAGAGTGCAGCCGAAAGAGGGCAGGGAGAAACCGCGCAAGGTGGGCGGATACCGTTCATTTTCAGGGCTCACAGCTGACGCGAGCAGTTGGGACGCGCCAGCATCGACTCCTGAGGAATTGGCCTTGCTGGCCAAGGCGCGCCGACGCCATCGGCACAAGAGGAGGCGTTAAAAACGCTTGCCATGCACCACATATGGAGGCATAAAGATGCTCTTCCCCAAAATAGCCATTGATTCTCGGAGGCGGCGATGAATGTCGCGCTCCTGAAGCCTGAGCATTGTCTCAGTTGCACCCACTCGTATCGCGAGGCGACCGGCGAGTTGTTCTGCCGCCGATACCCACCAGAGATCACCACGCTCTACGCAACAGCGAAGGGACCGAGCGGTCAGCCGCAGCCGGTGATCTTCGGTAACGTGTCGTCGTACCCGAAGGTGGAGCCTACCTGGACCTGCGGAGAGTGGAAGCAGGGCGTCATCAAGGCAACTCAGATCGTCGATGTTGCAAACGCAAACATGAAAATTAACGGAGGCAACTGATGAACTACGCACAGCAGGCTGCGATGGCAACGCAAGCAGCGCCAGCGTCGACCGTAGAGCAAATCCGCAGTAGGATTCAGACCATCACCAATTCTCTCGACACGGCAGCTTCAAAGCTCGCCGACCAACTCGACAGGCTCCTTGGCAGCATCCCGAGGGGTGTCGACATGATGCAAGTGCCGACGACGATGACGCTCGCGCAATCACAGTCTGGCATCTTTGGCGATCTGCAGCGTCTCGATGATCTGACGCAGAGTTTGCATCGGGAGTTGGACAGGCTGAGCTGATGCGCTGCGAGAAATGCCTTGGGCTTGGCAAAGTCGGGTGGGTCACGAACATCATTCCAGGCATCCCGCCTCAAATCTGGGACTGCCCAGAGTGTCACGGGTCTGGCATCGCTTACTGCTGTGATGAAGCTGGAGCCAACCCACCCAACACGAACGAAGATCGCGGTGTAGAGAAACAGTCATCTCGCTAGGCTCATAACCTTGAGACAGAGGGGGCAGCACCCTCCACCGCAACCACCGCTAAGCAAATCAACCGCTTAGGACTGCTACGCAATGGCATGGAAGAAAGGACAGTCGGGAAACCCAAAGGGCAGCACCGGCACAGAGAAGCTGGTGCGCCAAGCTCTCCTCATGGAGCTGAAGGGCAGCGCTGGGCTGAAGCGGCTGCGTGTCATCGCAGCCAAGGCTCTGGAGCAGGCAGAGGGCGGTGACGCCACGGCGCGCTCCTGGGTGTCTGACCGCATTGACGGCAGGGTGCCCATGCCAATCGCAGGTCCAGATGGTGAGGGGCCTGTCACGGTGATTCTCAAGCAGCTGGCACCTGCTAAAGCCTGATGTCGGTGGAGCTGCCTGCGGTAGAGCCGCGCATCTATCAGATGCCGCTGTGGACAGCTCTTGAGCACGGCACGCTGCGCCTGTTGGAAGTCGCTCATCGACGCTGGGGCAAGGACGAGATCGCGCTGAACTGGGCAGCTGTAGCAGCTCACAGGCGTGTCGGTTCGTACTGGCACATGCTGCCTGAGTACGCACAGGCGAAGAAGGCGATCTGGTCGGCGGTCAATCCGCACACCGGCATGCGCCGCATCGATGAGGCGTTCCCGCGAGCGCTGCGTGCGTCGACCAACGAGACGGAGATGTTCATCCGTTTCAAGAATGGCTCGACGTGGCAGGTGATCGGGTCTGACAACTACAATCGCCTCGTCGGCGCATCTGTCGCTGGCGTGACGCTCTCTGAGTTCGCGACAGCCAATCCGGCAGCGTGGGCGTACATCGCGCCGATCCTCGCCGAGAACAATGGCTGGGCTCTCTTCATCACCACGCCTCGCGGTCGCAACCACGTCTACAAGATGCTGGCGTCAGCCAGGGCGCAGCCTGATGAGTGGTTCGTCGAGGTCTCGACGGTGGATGACACTAAGATCATCTCCGAAGAGACAATCGAGAAGCAGCGCCTCGACTATCACGCGCTCTATGGCGAGGATGCCGGTGATGCGCTGATCGAGCAGGAGTACCGCTGCAGCTTCGACGCGGCGATCCTCGGTGCCTACTACGGCAAGGAGATGATGCTCGCCGAGCGCGACGGGCGTATTCGGTTGATCGAGGCCGATCCTGACTTCCCTGTCCACACCGCGTGGGACTTGGGCGTCGATGACGCCAACACGATGTGGTTCTTCCAGCTCG